CCGTTGCCATGCACCTCGGCTCGCCATGGACTAGGTGGGAAGGCGATCATTGGAAAGATTGCCGGGGACGGTGCGGCCGCACCTTTTCAACGCAAGGGTTGCCAATCTTGCGGCGGCAGTGGGGCGACATTTTCAAAAGGGCTGTCGCTGGCCGTAAGCCGTTTCCGCCTCCCTCGATCGATGTGGCGCGGCGACTTCCTTGCATAAGGCCGGACCTCTTGCTCACCCGCTCGCGCTCATCCGTATAACTACGCTGCCCGGTCAAAGTGGAGCTACGGCTCAGGTCGCTGAACGCCAGAATATCTCTAGGGTTCCCCTCAATGACCGCAGCTATGGCTGGGCTTGGAAAGCCCGAAGCCAAAGAATGTGACGGCGCCCCACTCGTCTCGCGCGGTGGAGCTGGGCATCCCCGGAATGTCCGCGACGCCACACCACATGAACGCCGACGAGAACCCGCTTGAGCCGTCAGATATAAAGTCATTTCTTTGCTTTCCGCTTGGCCATTTCAGCGCATAGCGAGTCGGCCTTCTTCTTGGCCGCTTTGGCGACCATTGATGCGCGGAGGGTCTTGAGGCGCATAATTTCGTTGTCGATGGCCTCGATCTCCGGCGTCATAATTTTGTACTTCTCCATAAAGTTAAGGCTGCACGGTGACGTGCCACAAACCGATCTGGGCTACCGCATAGCCGAACCAGATGATGCCGTTCCAAAAATTGTGTTGGATAAACGCTTGGTCCACCGCAACGGCGAAATAGGCGAAGCCAACTAGGGCGATGAGGATGGCGCTGGTCATGCTCGCTCCTTGTGTAGCTGCGCGCGCAGCCGGTCGCTTTCCAGCATGGCGGACTCGGCTAGCTTTTGGGCGAGCATTAGGTCTGTGCGCAGCTTGTCCTCGCGGTCGGCGGATATGGCGAGGAGCTTGGCTTGCTCTAAGTTTTCGGCGTAAATCATCGCGGCGATCCGCTGCTCCTTGGTCTTTGACCCCTCGGGGTAGTCAAAGTTTTTGCCATCTGTCGGGAAGATCGTCTCAAAGTTGCGGCGATAAACCTCGCCATTCACCGCACGCGGGGTGTCGCCTTTACCTGCGCTCATCGCTTCACGTCCTCCCAGAATACCTGACGGTAGTGCTCCTCAAGCTTCTCCATGTTGTCTAGGGCGCCTGGCTCTTGCACGATGCGCGGCAGATCCCAGCTCATAGGCATATGCTTGAGGCGGTTGCGTGCCTCCACGCGGACTGCGCGAGGCACCCGCTTGATCTTGCCCGGCACGCACAGCTCAGACAGGAAATGGCGGGCCTGCGCGATGGCGCGGGCTTGTTCGAGGGGTGTGCTCATTCTTTTTCGTCCTCCTTGCCGCACTTGATCGCCCAGATGAACATGAAGCCGTAAGCGGCGAGCGCACCGATGAGCATGCCTGCGGCGAGGCCGATGAGGATGAAGCCGGCGGCGGTCATTCGGGGACGCGCCTCCATTTGTCTTTCCACATCGACCTCGCCATCGTGGCGGACTTCTCGGCGACTGCCTCTTCGCTCATGTCAGGGCAGACATGGTGCAGCAACTCATGCAAAACCGTGTCTAACTCGTCCGCGCCGGACTGGCGGGGGTCGATGTAGACCTTGCCGTCGCCCAAGGTCATCCCGTCCGCTCTTTCGCGGCCGAGTTTCTTGCGGACGATGGCTATGGTTCTGCGTGGGGGCATTTAGGCTGCTTGTAGTGATCGCAGACCAAAAAAGTCAGCGATGCTTGACTGCTTAGACAGGCACGAAACCCATCTGCACTGAGGGATCTGCATGTCGCGCGAAAACCGGTCCAGATCTTCAACGACCAAGACTGAGTTTGTCGCATTAGCAAAGCCAACGGCCGCTTCGCGCATTGGTAGATTGGCCACGCCTGGGTAAGGCCGATAAGCGCTGCCAATCTCGCGGAAAATGGCGGTGATAAAGTGCTCATTGTTGTTGCACCAATCACGGCACGTTTCCTCCTGCCTGCGCATCCCATCACCTTGCGTTTGGCGAGGCGTGGACACGCGACAGTAGATTACGGCAGTCATGCGTTTCATTAGGCAGCTTTCTTGAGGCGCAGGTTTGCGTAATGCAGGAACAGGCGCGCCTTGAACACTTCCCAAAACGGCTCGGCGCTGAAGATCCAGCTCACCTCGAAGTCGTCGGGGCTTTCCTTACCGATGCGGACGATGCCGCGGCGCTGGACTTTCATGTCCGGCCGGTTCTCGTTCCAGAGTTGCTCGTAGCCGGCGAGCTGGATCTTGTGGGCGCCGACGATGGCTTTGCTCGTCTTCCAGTCGAGGAGGACGATCTTACCGTCGCGGTCGCGGCTCGGGGCGTCGATAGTGCCGCCGAAGAGGTATTCCTCGGAGACTAGCTGCACCTCGGGCTCGATGACCGTGAAGCCCTCTTCGTCCCACCAGCGGCGGAAGTTGCCGAAGGCGATGTTGGCCTTCTCAATGTCCGCCGAGGAGAACTCCGAGAGGTCGGGCTCATGGTTATGCAGGAAGCATTCGATGAGGAAATGCGCAATCGTGCCGATGTCGGCCGCTTTGTCGCGGACCTTCCGGTAGTCTTGGCCTTCCATGCCGAGCTTCCATGCCCAATGTATCAGCCCGCTGCTGTCCTCGCCGATCTTGGCGATGGTCGAGGCGCCGGGAACGTCGGTGCCGTCCTTGAGCGGATACTTCTGGTGAGCGCGGGTCTTTTCAAGGCGGACGATCTTTTGTCCGGCCGCGTTGAAGCGGTCGGGCTCGGCGGGTTTGACCGCCTTGGCCTTGCGCGCGGGTGCCTTGCGTGGTGTTTTGGCAGGCATATGCGTTACCAGTCGATCTCTGCGTCGTCGGTTCCTGTCTTGGCGCTGGCCTGCGGGGCTTCGGTCACATCGAAGCCGTAGGAGGAGGCGCTGCCGCCGTCGCCCCAAGTAACCAAGTCGAGGACTTGGACGGCTTTGGGCTGCAAGGTAATGCCGGCGCCGAGGGACGCCGTGTACCAGCAGTAGGGAACGACCGCGACTTTGATCTTGGAGCCGCCGCCGATGTTGTCGGTGATGACTTCGCCGGCGGCGTTAAAGAGCTTCGGCTGACGCGAGACAGACTCGCCGTCCTTGCCCTTGAACACGGCAGGAACCTTGAGCTTCAACTGCGTCATGCCGTCGTTTTCTTCCCACGGCGCGGGATGCAGCTTGAGCTTGTCCTTCTTCAGCTCTGCCTTCTTTTCTTTCACGAACTCGCTGAACAGAGCTTCGATCTGGCTGATGAACGGCTCGGCGTCCTCGTTGGACATTTCGAGGTTCACTTTGTATACGCCGGTCTCCGAGAACTTCGTGTCGGGCCGGTTGAGGTTGGGGAAACGGGCAATGCCCGCGGGTGTGGTGATGGTTTTAGTTGCCATGATGTTATGTGGTTGGTTGTGTTTTTGGTTGGATAGGAAAGTCGGAGTTGCGCATGAGGGCGCAGAAATCGTGGAACGGAAGGGTGACCAGCGGGATGCTGTGATCCTTGCGGTGAATGACGGCAACGTGCTTGCGGTCGGCCGCGTCGCCCTTGGGTGTTGCGTCGCGGCTCGCTTGCGCAATAGCTGCGTCCAGATCAAACCGCGCCCGGCCGTGGCGCTTGCATTCAAAATGCCAATCCGGCAAGCAGGGCACGATCACGTCGGGCGCGGAAATTCCCCACGCGCCTTGACTGACCTGCGCGCCACGCTTGGCGGGAAAGCCTTCAGCGGTGAGCGCTTTGGCGACCTCGCGCTCGAACGTGGCGCCTTTCTGGCGGGAGTTGATCATTCGTTGATCGCCTCCCAGAGTTTCGGTGAAGGCGCGAAGACATCGCCGTCCGTCAGCCGGTTGCCGAGCGCGGCGTTCTCAAAGCGGGTCAGCCGCGGACGCCAGACCAAGTTGACCTTGCCGGTGGCGCCGGCCCTGTGCTTCGCAATGTGCAGCTCGGCGTCCTGCGGGTCGGGTTCGGCTTCTTGGTCGGCTGCGTAATAACACGGCCGATGCAGGAGACAGACGAGGTCAGCGTCTTGCTCGATGCTGCCGGACTCGCGGAGGTCGGACATCTTGGGCCGGTTGTCGCTGCGGTCTTCGGCCTTGCGGTTGACCTGGGCGGCGGCGACGACCGGCACGCCTAGCTCCATGCTCATGGCTTTGAGGCCGCGGGAGACGAAGCCTACCTCGTTCTCGCGGGACTGGGCGCCGGTGTGGGAGACGAGCTGCAGGTAATCGACAAAGATGATTTTGACGCCCCAGCGGCGGACGGCGAGACGCGCACGGCCGCGGATGTCGAGCATGGTCAATCCACCGCGGTCATCGACGTACATGGGCTCGGCGGCGAATTCATCGGCGGCGGCGTTGATGCGGAGCTTTGAGGCGTGATCCAGAAAGCCGTTGCGGATGACCTCAATGTTCGTCTCCGCGCGGCCGAGGACGACGCGGGTGCTCAACTCGTTGGCCGGCATCTCAAGGCTGAAGTACAAAGCAGGGACGCCGCGGCGCACCATGTTCTCGCACATGTTCAGCATGAAGGCCGACTTGCCCATGGCGGGACGGCCGGCAACGATGGTGAGCTGGCCGGGGCGAAGACCGCCGGTGATGTAGTCGAAGGCTTTGAAGCCTGTCTCGACGCCCAACTTCTGCCCAGGCGTCATGAGTTTTTCCAACTCGTCCATCATGGACGGCACGATGGCGCTCGCGGGGCGCATGCTGTCGGTGCTCTGGCCGAGGGACAGCGACAGCACCGTCTCGCCGGCGTGCTGCAGGACGCCGTCTGCGGGCTGCGTCATGTCGGATGCCGCGGAGAGCATCTTCTGCGAGGCCGAGAGGATCTCGCGGCGGGCGTGGAGGTCGCGGAGGGTCTGCGCGTGGTATTCCACTGCGGCGGGGCCGCCGGCGGACTTCCCGAGCATGTCGGTGAGTGCTCCGGCGCCGCCGACAAATTCACCGCGGCCCGCGGCGTC